GGTGATAGCATGATCCGGGCCAGAATTTATGATGGTGATATTGTATTTATCCGAAAACAAAGCATGGTTGACAATGGTGAAATTGCCGCCGTGGTCATTGATGATGAAGCAACTCTGAAGCGGGTCAACTACTATCCAGAAAAAAACTTACTAATCTTGAAGGCTGAAAATCCTGATTATGAAGATCTGGTCTATACCGGGGAACAACTGGATCATATAATTATTCTGGGGAAGGCAGTTGCTTTCCAAAGTGATGTTAGATAAAGGAGATAAATATGAAAAAGAAAATTGGTTTAGTTGTGGCAATTATTTTTATAGGGGCTTTAGCTTTTGGTATTTCAAGGGTAGTTCAAAACCCTGAAC